CCGCAATCCTCGGACATGGCCAGCGTGTGGGCGCCGCAGTCGGTGCACGACCCGGCACGGCATCCGGCAGCGGCGTGGAGCCGCTGCGTCAGCCACGTCACACCGTGCCGCCGTCCGGCGGGCGAGCCAACCAGCTCGACCTCCCAGCGCCACGACGTGGGGCCGCACGGCTCGCCGCTGTCGGTGATCGCGGTCTGTCGTTCCCACACCGACGAACGGACGTCCCACAGCTCAGCGGAGTCGGGCCGGTCAGCGGCGACCCACGGCGCGAGCTTGCCCGGCTGCGTGGGCCACAGCGACGGGGCGGGCGTCGGGCAGTCGGTACACGCGCAGTCGGACCGGCCGATCAGCGACGGGGACGGCACGTAGGCGTCGGCGGCCACCGCGGCGGTGTACGCGGCCACGCTGTCGTAGGCCGCGGTGCGACACGAGTCGGTGAGGGTGACACCGCCGAAGGCGAGCGAGGTAACGGTCACGACTTGCCGCCCATGATCTTGGTCCACGTCCGGTGTGTGTCCACGCCTGCCAGTCTTTCATGCGGCGACACAACTGTGATGTTGACGTCGCCGCGGTGCGCCGCTCGGGGTGCGCCGCCCACAAGGTGTGGATAACGGCGGGCTGTCTCCGCGCCGGACACCACGCGGCCCGCCTCGGGCGCCATGAACGCGCCGTCGCCGCGCAGCACGAGCCGCTGCCCGCTACGACCCTCGAACACCTCGGGGCCGTGCTCGGCCACACGGGCGAGGCTACCAGCGCGCATCGTGCCGCCTGCCCAGTTGCCGGGCAGCGACGCGAACGGGTTCGTCGGGTCGAACGTGAGCCCGGCGACCTCGTTGACCGTCACGGTGATCTGCCTGTCCTGGATCTGGGCGAGCTGGTCGAGGATGGGCCGCAGACCGCGCGCCTCCACGGTGACCGTCGCTGTGCGATCCTGCGCGACCGTGTCGACCCTCTCCTTGGCGGCGTCGACCCCCGGTGTCTTCACGTCCACATCGGCGTCGGGCTGCTTGCCGGTGAGCTTTCCGAGCTGCTCGACCGCCTGGTCGTCGTCGAGCGTGACGGTGACCTTCGCCTCGGCGCGTGCTGACTCGCCGACCCGCTCGGCGGCGTCGGCGCTGGCCCCGCTGCGCCCCGCTGCCTGCGCTGCTTCCTGCGCTGCCTTCTCGGCGAGCTTGTCGATCTCAGCCTGCGTGGTCTGCAACCGTCCGATGATCGTGTCGAACGCTGCCAGTGTGGACGGGTCCACACCAATAGCGACCTGCTGCGCCCTCAGGAATTCGAGGCGTAGGACGGTCTCGTCGAGGGCCTGGTCGAGAGGGATCAGCCCTGCGTCGACCTCGGCGGCCACATCGGATGCGACAGCCTGGGCGACCTTGGCGACCGCCGCGTCGGTGTCGATCTTGGCGGGGATCTTCAGTTCGGGGAACGCCGCCTGAATCTCGGCGAGTGTCTCGGCGGGGAGCTGGTCGAGGCGCACCCCGGCCGGGATCTCGATGCCCGCCTGCGCCTCCAGTTCGGCGAGGTCGGCCTCCAGCTTGGCGCGCCGCTCCGCCGCCTTGGCCAGGCCCTCCGCCTCGGTCGCGTTGATCTTCGACAGCGCCGCGGCCGACTTGGCGTTGGCCTCGCCCTCAGCCTGGTTGATCTTCGCGACCTGCTCGGCGTAGGCAGCGTCACCCTTAGCGGCCGACGCGGCGATGTCGGACTGCTGCTCGGCGAGCTTGCGCGTGGTCTCGGCGATCGACGCGGCCGCTTCGGTCTTCGCCTCGGCCATGTCCCGCTTCGTGACGGCTATCTGGTTGTCGAGGTCGCGCACCTTGTCGGGGGCGTCGCCGTCCGCGGCGAGTTCGTTGCGTTGCCGTGTGAGCGCGGCGAGGCGAGCCTGCGCTCCGGCGGCGTCCTGGGCTTCCTTCGCCTGCACCTCGGCGATGCGCCGGGCGGCCTCCTCGACGGCCTCGGCGCGTGATTCCTCGGCGTCGACCTGGCGCTGTGCGTTGTCCTGCGCGGCTTTGGCGCGCTGCTCGTCGGCGTCGCTGGCTGCCTTCGCGGCGTCGGCGACGACCTGGGCGCGGCTCTCGGCGGCTTTCGCCGCGACGTCGTCGGTCTCGGCGAGCTGCTCGCGTAGCTCAGCCTGTTTGCCCTTCGCCTCATCGATCTTGTCGTTGATGCTGGTGAGCGCGTCGCGCTGAGCGTCGAGCCCCTCGACCGCGGACGCGACGCCCTGGTCGCCCGCGGCGAGGTCGGCGAACGGGTCGATCGCCGAGGCGATCCGGTCCTTGACGTTGGCGGTGGCCTCTTCGAGCAGCTCGGCCTGCGTCTTCGCCTCTTCGAGTTCACCGCCGAGCCGTATCGCTCCGTCGGCTGCCTTGCCAAGGTCGTCGGGTACGTCGCCGACGAGGGTGCCCTTCCCCGCCGTGAAGCCGGGCTGATCTTCTTCGGGGCCGAGCGGCGAGCCGAATATCTCGACACCCTTGTTGAACGCGTCGCCGATCGGGCCCTCGTCGATCGCTTTGGCGGCCTTGTCAATGTTGCTGAGCAGGTCGGCGAAGAACCCGCCGATGCTGATTTTCAGCGACTCCCAGCGTCCGCCAAGATCCCGCCCGATTTCGGCGAGCCTCTCACCCTTGGCGATGGCTTCGTCGTCGATGATCTGCCCACCGTCGACGGCGGCGCGTAGGCGCTCCCATTCGTCGGCACCCTTGGAGATGATGGGGACGAACTGGCGGGCGCCCTCCTCGCCGAATGCGGCGGAGGCTAGCGCTGCTTTGTCCGCGTTGGATTCGATGCGCCCGTACGCTTCGATGATCCTGTCAAGGTTGTCGAGCGCTGAGCCGTCGGCGTCCAACTCCACGCCGAAGTCGCCGAGCGATCCGTCGGCCGCCTTGCCTTGAATGTTGAGCAACGCGTCGCCGACGTCGTCCGCTTCGGCGCCGTAGCGCTTCATCACCACGAGCAGTCGGGAAGTCTCCTCGGCTGTCTCACCGATGGTAGCGCTGAGCCGGTCGACCTCCTTGGTCCGCTCCACAAACGTGCCCACCGACGTCGCCGCCAGCGTGAACGATCCGGCGATCGCGCCGCCCGCCACGGCCAGCTTCGTGGCCCCGCCGACCGCGCCACCGCTGAGTAGCCCGGACAGCCCACCGCCGCCGCCCTGCGACAGCGCCGAGTCGAGGCCGCCCACACCGGGCAGGTTGCCAAGCCCGCCGAGCAGCGCGTCGAGGCTGCCGTCGCTCTCCGCCTTGACGCGCACCGTGGCCGTCTGGTCCTCGGCGGCCTTGTCGACGGCGCCCTTCGCCGCCGCCGCGCCGTCCTCCTTGACCTTCACCGTGGCCGTCTCGTCCTGCGCGGCCCGGTCGATCGCCGCCGTAGCGCCGCGCGTGTCGGCGTCGACCTCGATGGTCAGCTGCGTCTTGCGCCGTGTGAGCGCGTCGATCTTCGCCTGCAGCGACTTGACAGACCGGGTGTTGTCCTCAGCGACCGCGATGACGAGCTGCGTGTTGAGCTTGCTCAATCGCTGATCAATCGCCTTGATCGTCTTCTCGACGTTGATCGGCTGAATCTCGACGTCGACCGTGCGATCCTGCTCCAGCTTGGCCAAGTCGCGCAGCGCCTCGGTCGTGTCGACCCTGGCTGAGATCACAATGTCATCAGCCATCGGCGCGCAACCCTTCCTGCTGGGCCATCAGCTCGCGGAAGCCGCGAGCCGTGTCCTCGTCGAGTGTAGCCGGGGGCGCCTTCGGCTCAGCCCTACCGATCGCCTTGAGTGAGGCGCCGACGTCGCGCCAGTCCATCCCGGCGAGCGTGGCGGGGTCCACACCGCGGGATGCCATAGCGAGCGCGAGGCCCGCTAGACCTTCGCGGAGTGAGGCCGGCTCTCCACCGTCACCTGCGCCATGATCGGCGCTCCAGGCGAACGGGCAAAAGGGTCACCTTCGATGGCTGCCCTCCATTCGCCGAGGAGCCGCACCGACATGATCGCCGGTGTGTCGTTGTGGTCGGGCCACATCTCGACGATCGCCGGGATGTGGCGCCACACCTCCAGCGCTGCGCGCCGGTTGTCGGCGGCGAGCCGCTTGACGTCGGCGCGGAGTTGGGCGGCCTGCTCGGTGAGGGCGTCGACGCTGCCCTGCTCGGGGCTGCCGTCCTCGTCGATCTGGCGTGCCAGGTCGCGCCCGGTCGCCTCCAGCGCGGCGGTGCGCTCCTCGATCTCGGCCTGCATGTCGGCTTCGCTCTCGGCCCACAGCTCCAGCTGTGACAGGTCGCCGTGGTTGAGCCGGATGACGCGGGGCAGCCCTTCGGCGAACGACAGTTCGAGGCCGCCCGCCTCGACGAGACGGACGGCGACGACCTCGGGTGTGCTCATCCCGGGTTCAGCCAGCCACACACCTGGCACGAGCCGTCCGTCATGAACGTCGGCAGTGCGGCGGTGGAGTAGAAGTCGGCGTAGGGCTGGTAGTCGTACAGCGTCGACGTCAGCGGATTGATCGTGGCGCCGGTGCGCACATCGATCACCGACGTGGACGGGAACCACGCCGGGGGGTGCGCCTTGATCTGTGCCCAGAATGCCGGGTTACCCTCCGAGCGCACCGTAACGGTGCGGTCCGGCTGGTCAGCGGCATTGACCGACTTGGCGACACTGACGCCGCCGACCGCACGGAGCCCGGGGTGGACCTGGACACGGTACAGCGGCAGGCCGCCGCGCAGCGTCGGGGTACGGGTCGTGTTGACGATGTCGAACATCGGCTGATAGGTGACCTGCACCCATCGGGTCGGGCAGTTGTCGGGGCCACACACCGAGCAGCGTGCGGCGCCGGTGACGGGCGTGGTCGACTTGACCAGCTCCGACACGGCGTCAACCTGCACGTCCATCAGGCCCATCACGGCCTCAGCCGCGGTGTTGACGGTGCGGTCGAGGGTCCACTGACCCTCGAAGTACTTGACGTAGCCGGGCTCGGTGTACTCGCCGGGGCGGCCCTCGGCGACGACCCTATCGTCGACGCTGATCGGGTCGAGCAGCATCGTCTCGATGTGCTTGAGGGTGCCGACGCCGGAGAGGCCACCGGCGGGGGTCGGGTCGGACCACACGACGGGGTTGCCCGTCACGAGGTCGACGACACGGCCGAGGCAGTCCACGGGGTACAT